CAGTTAAGTGCTGTACTCAAAACGGAGTTAGGGGCGGTAGTGCAACTGTTCACTTCCCTATTTGGCACCAAGAAATAGGAGATATTATTGTATTAAAAAACAATAAAGGTAGTGAAGATAATAGAGTTAGAAAATTAGATTATTCAATACAATTATCAAAACTATTTTATGAAAGATTTATAAACAACCAAGATATAACTTTATTTTCACCACACGAAGTACCAGAACTATATGAGGCTTGGGGTACACCAGAGTTTGATGAACTGTACGAAAAAGCAGAAAGAAAAACAAGTGTAAAGAAAACTAAAGTTAACGCACAAGAATTATTTTTTGACATACTAAAAGAAAGAGCAGAAACAGGTCGTATCTATATTATGAATATTGACCATTGTAACACTCACTCATCTTTTAAAGATAAGGTTTCAATGTCTAATCTATGTCAGGAAATAACTTTACCAACCACTCCAATACAACACATTGATGGAGAAGGTGAAATTGCTTTATGTATTTTATCTGCCATCAATGTGGGTAAAATCAATAGACGATATGAGTTAGAACCTTTATGTGATTTAGCAGTAAGAAGTTTAGAAGAAATCATAGATCATCAAAATTATCCTGTCAATGCAGCTGAAGTATCAACAAAAGCAAGAAGAAGTTTAGGTATTGGTTACATTGGTCTTGCACACTATCTTGCTAAAAAAGGTTACAAGTATGATCAGAAACTTGCGTGGAGACAAGTTGATAAACTAACAGAAGCATTTCAGTATTATCTATTAAAGGCCAGTAATGAACTTGCAAAAGAAAAAGGTAAATGTGCATACTTTGATAAAACAAAATACGCTGATGGCATTTTACCTATTGATACTTACAAAAAAGATGTAGATGATATTGTAAAAAGAGAATTAACATTTGATTGGGAATGGTTAAGAAAAGAAATTAAACAATACGGATTAAGACACTCAACACTATCAGCACAAATGCCTAGTGAATCATCATCTGTTGTATCTAATGCAACAAATGGTATTGAACCACCAAGAGATTATTTGTCTGTTAAAAAATCAAAGAAAGGTCCTTTAAAACAAATTGTACCAGAATATTCTAAATTAAAAAACTTTTATACATTACTTTGGGATATGAAAGGGAATGAAGGATATATAAATATCGTTGCAGTAATGCAAAAATATTTTGACCAGGCAATAAGTGGTAACTGGTCGTACAATCCTGAAAATTATACTGATGGTCAAGTGCCTGTATCAATAATGGCACAAGACTTATTGACAACTTATAAGTTGGGTTGGAAGACTTCTTATTATCAAAACACATATGATAGTAAGAAGGATGAAGACGAACCGACTCATCCAGTTGGGTTCCACGATAACGTGCCAGAAGATAAACCTAAACAAGAAGAGGACGAGGCCTGTGAGTCTTGTACAATTTAAATGGAAAACAGTTTATTAATACACAAACATTTAATTATTAGAGCTGACATTAACAACCCACCAAAAGATGTAGATTATTTAAAAGGTTGGATGGAAGATTTTATTAAATTTATTAATATGAAAGTTATGTTAGGACCATATGTTGCTTACTGTGATAAACCAGGGAATAGAGGCATAACAGCCGTGTCAGTTATCGAAACAAGTCATATTGCTATGCACGTTTGGGATGAACCAACACCAGCACTTATGCAATTAGATATATATAGTTGTTCAGAATTTAATCCTTATCTGATTGCAGACAAATTAAAAAGAGATTTTGCAGTACAGAAATTAGATTATAAATTTTTAAATAGAGAAACAGGACTAAAAAATATTGTTTTAAATAAACAATACGTAGTATAATGAAAAGTGTATTTAATAAATCAAAGACTTTAGATCAGACAAAACAACCAATGTTTTTTGGTGAAGATTTAGCTGTGCAAAGATATGATACATTTAAGTATCCTATTTTTGATAGATTGGCACAACAACAGTTAGGTTTCTTTTGGCGACCAGAAGAAGTATCTTTACAAAAAGATAGAAACGATTACTCTCAATTATCTGAATCACAAAAGTTTATCTTTACATCTAATTTAAAATATCAAACAATGTTAGATAGTGTACAAGGTAGAGGGCCTTGCCTTGCATTTTTACCATTTGTATCCATACCAGAGTTAGAAGGTGCCATAGTTGCTTGGGACTTTATGGAAACAATTCACAGTAGAAGTTATACATATATAATTAAAAACTTATACTCACAACCTGGTGATGTATTTGATACAATTATACAAGATGAAAAGATTGAAAAAAGAGCAAAATCTGTTACAGAAGCATACGATAAGTTAATTGATTTAGGTTATAAGTATAAATTAAATCCAAAGTCAGTTGATGAATATGAATTAAAGAAAGCATTGTGGTTAGCATTAGTAACTGTAAATGTATTAGAGGGTTTAAGATTTTATGTATCCTTTGCTTGCTCATTTGCATTTGGCGAATTAAAACTAATGGAAGGTTCTGCTAAGATATTATCATTAATTGCTAGAGACGAGAGTCAACATCTTGCAATGTCACAAAATATTATTAACGCATATAGAAATAAAGAAAATGATAAAGTAATGAATAAAGTTATTAAAGATACAGAAAAAGAAGTTTACAAAATTTATGATGAAGCTGTCCAAGAAGAAAAACGTTGGGCAACATATTTGTTTCAAAAAGGTTCAATGATCGGCCTTTCTGAAAAACTATTACATCAATATGTTGAATATATAGCAAATAGAAGAATGAGAGTAATTGGATTAGAACAAAAGTACGAACAATCTAGTGCTAATAATCCTTTACCTTGGACTCAACATTGGTTTAATAGTCGTTCACTACAAAACGCACCACAAGAAACTGAAATAGAAAGTTATGTAATTGGTGGTGTAAAACAAGACGTTAAAAAAGATCAATTTAAAACTTTCAAACTATAATGACAACACTTACTCCACCAAATTTAAGTCAAACCACTATTACTTGTAAGAATTGTGATATATCATATCACGTTAGTTGGAATGATGAAGATACAGAACCATCTACTTGTCCTTTTTGTGGTGCAGATACTTCTATAGAAGAAGAGGATGCAATTTTTAATGATGAAGAAGAACAAGACTATTGGAATTGATTATAGTTTAAGTAGTCCAGCCATCTGTGTATGTAGAGGACCATTTAAATTTGAAAACTGTAAGATATATTATCTTACAAATGTAAAAAAATATGAAGGTGATTTTTGTAATGGACAAATAAATGGCAGACTACATTTACCCTATACCTCCGAGACACAACGACACGACCAGATATCCGATTGGGCGCTTTCTATTATTGATACTGCTATTGGTAATATTTTTATAGAAGGCTATTCTTTTGGATCAAAAGGACTAGTATTCAACCTAGCAGAGAATATGGGTACTCTTAAACATAAACTCTATAAACTCAATAAACGATTTCAATCTATAGTACCAGGCCAAATAAAGAAAAACGCTACTGGTAAAGGTAATGCAGACAAACTAAAAATGTATGAGCAGTTTGTAAATGATACAAACATTGATTTAATGAAAGAATTTGATCAAACAAAACTGAATAATCCAGTCACAGATATAGTTGATTCATATTATATTGCAAAATATGGGTCAAAAATATAAATGTTCTTGTTTTGTTCTTATATAATACCTTAAAAACTCAATAAAATCAACGTTTTTTAGTGCTTGACTTTTAACTATTTTTAATATAAAGTAGCAGTATATGACAAATAAAAGAGACACTATGACTAAAGAATTATACAAATCATTTAACGTTGTTTATAAAAGAGAATATCAGGATCCAGAAGATGGCTCTGATACATTTTGGTCTTCTTCAACTCTTTATAGAAACGTACCTATTTCTAAAATTAAATATTATAGAAAAAGATTATTGATGTTTAAAGACTATATGGATAAGATTTTTAAAGAAGACGCTACTAATTTCTTAGGCAATACTGCTATTGAAATTATGTATCCAGACGAATATTATCAAACATATGAAGACGTATGGCCAGATACAGCTGCAGGTGACAAAAGTTTATTTAATGACTTTGGTCAGTTATATCAAAGACAAGGTTTTAGAAAAGACTTTGATCCAAAAATTATTGAGGATTACAAAACTAAAAGACAATATATTAATCAAATGAACTAAGGAGATACTATGGTAGATACAAACATAACATATACAGAAAAAGACGAAGGTAAAAACCTTTATAGAAAGAAAACTTATTATACACTTGTTATTGAACAAGAAGTATTAGCAAAAGATAAAGACGAGGCAGATAAACTGTTCGGCGATAGTGGTATTGATCACTCTAAAATCAATAGTGAAATAACTGAAACAAAAGATGGCGTTGAAACATATATGGTAGACGCTAATTATAATGATAGTGGCGATACAGAATATATGGGTAAAGTTGTTTTTGATACTGACACTTATGGTGATGAGGCAATTGAAAACGGCGATGTTACAATTGACACTTATGCAGATGAAAACGATTTATCAGAAAAAGAAAAATCAGATGTAGATACTGCTATCAATTTAGAATGGGAACAATCAATAGGTAAATAATATGGCAGCAAATATGATGATGGATGATATTGAAAAATTAAATAAAATCATCCTATTACTAGAAGATAGAGAATTTTCAACCGCAAAAGGAATTGCAATAGTTTGGCGTGATAAGTTACAAGGTGAACTTGAAGCTATGGAATTATATTATACTAAACATACTTTTCATAATTTTGAACCAAATACAGCTCACGAAACAAAATCTGTAGAGGTAAAAAGTTTTAGTAACCCTTACACAAAAGGAGAAGGCATATGATAGATAAAGAAATATTTGAAACACTTGCTTTAATTTCATCACTAATAGTATTATTGGGATTAGGTTATGTATATTTTACATTACAATCTTGTAAAGTAATACTTGATAGAATGAAACAAAATTGTAAGACTATGATGAAAGTATGTGATAGTGCTACAAAAGATATAGTTGAATTAGATGAGATACAAAAAGACCTTAAAAGAAGAAACAAAAAAACAAAAGTTAAATAGATTAAAATTAGAACACTGGAAGTGGATTAAATCTTTAGGTGTTGCAATTAATTTGAAAACAGGTAAAATAAAAAATGTCTTTAAAGGTTATAGTTTACCTGATTATAAAGTGAGAAATTCTGTGCCACTTGGCAATAGAATACCTGGGGCTTGTGTTAAACGAAAAATAGTTATGGCACAATTGCCTGAAGGTAAAACAATCAGTATTGGTTACAACAAAGGTACTTATCAAGTTGTAGATAAATCTGATTTTAAATCAATGGGAAGGAAAATATAATATGAAAACAGCATATACATTAATTGTATTAATGATGTTAGGGTTCTTTGCTTTGGCAAACAATGTTATGGCAAATGAAAAAGTTGATAATTTAGTAAATGGTGTAAAAGAAACACCTGCTAAAGTTGTAAACTTTGTTAAAAGTGAAGTAGAGGAAACAAAAGAGTTTCAAAAGAAAAGTTGGGCTGACGCTAAAAAACAAACAGCACAAACTTGGACTCAAATTAAATCATTATTTGGAGTTAAAAATGACTAGTGGTGATTTTGTATATACAAGTGCCAATGACGGCACTTGTTTAATCAGACCTATAACTGCTAAAGCAGAGACTTGGTTTAAAGAAAACAACATTATATCTAAAGTTATTGATAATACCGAAGACTTTTATATTATCAAAGCTGTTGACGGACCTGATTTATGTCAAAAAATAAGAGAATCAGGTATGGATTTTACTAGTTAATGTTAAAAACGTTGATTTTATTGACATTTTTAACGCTTGACAATTTGTTAAAATTATGATAGGATATAGTATATATTATGATAAACTTAAAAGGAGTATTACATTATGATAACTAAAGAAATGATATTTAAAGAATTTGAAGTTGCAAAAGAAAAAGATTTGAAAGAATCTGTTGTTCCTGAACCGTTTGAAGATTGTTTTAAACACAGATTAGAACTTTTAAAATCACACTTAGAAGCAAAAAAAACAAATCCAAGTAGTTATAGACACTTAGATATAAAGTTTGAAAATCTAATAAAAGCTTATTCAAGTACATCACCGATTGATCACTTTTACAAAGTTGTCTTTGGTAAAACTTATGAACAATATATGTTTGATAAGGCATTAGAAGATGAAATGGAAAAAGAGTTAGAAAAAATTGAAAAACTTAAAAGTAAAAACTTAAAAAAAGATGATGATATTATCAAAGAAGTTGTTTTTAATTAGTTGTTTGTTGTTACTCTCTAACTGTGCTAGTAAACAGTCCTATATTGGTGCTTCCAGTACAGCGGCTGTTGCTGGTGCAGCTTGTTGGCAATATGTATCAGACAGTCCTGCTGTTGTGGCCACTTGTGCAGTTGCAGGTTCTTTTAAAGGTGCAGATATTATGAATAGTGAAACAGATGATCAGTTAATGACAAGGGCATTTATAGATCATTTAGAAAACGCACCTAACAAACCAGGATTTACTACTTGGCAAAATCCAAAAACACATAGTAATGGTATTATTAAGACAACAGGATTTTATTTAAAAGGCCCTATAAAGTGTACTACGGTAGAAACAACACACGATCAAAATTTAGATAACACAAGATTTTTTGATTCAATTTTATATGGCAACCCTTATAGAAGAATGGAATGGCAAGAAGTTTGTAAAATGCCTGACGGAAGATGGAGAATAAGTGATCAATAAAAAAAGAACATTATTTTTAATTTTTCTAGCATTAGTTTTAATACCAATCTTAATTGAAACAGCAAAGGCTTGCGTTGATTGTGATCTTAATAAAGACGCATTTAAAAAAGTTAATAATGAAGTAGTTGAAACAAAAGATTCATTTGAAAATACAATGAATAAGATTGATAGACTAAACAATGATAATAAAGTTTATTATGACAAAGTACAACCTATTAAAGACCAATACTGTTTTATTAAGATTCAAATAAAAGAGATTAATGGTGAAGTTATAAAATCGGAAGTTGTTGAATGTGCAGATGGCAGAAAGGCTTATGACGGCCCTAGTTATTGGGAGTTATTTGCTCAATTTTATTATGGTGATATGAATACACCTGCTTACTGTAGATACTATGAACGACCAACACACGCTTACCACAAACCTGGTAAAGTGTGTTTAGATAAAAACGGAAACTGGGAGGTACGTAAATAATGATAAAAGGTTTAATAACACTTACAATCTTATGGATTATCCTTGCATTTAGTTGGGATCCATTTGTTGCAACAGTTGAGAAAACACAGGCTGTTGACAAAACTAAAAATATAGTATATAATGTGTATAATAATATGAAGGAGAAAGTGAAATAATGAAAAAATATATCAAATATATGATGATTGGTGTTATAGGTGTATTGCTTACAAACTGTTCAAGCACAACCTATAAAATCAAAAAAGAAAGTGATAAACAGGTACTAAAAGTTCCTGCTTGGTATATGAACGATTACTCGGAGAAGAAGGAATGCGGTACTACTACATTTGGTAAAAACAAAGATAAACAATGTATCTTTGGTGTAGGTACTAGTACATCACCTGACCTTGAATTATCAATTGATAAAGCAATGATGATTGCGAAAGCTGAAGTTGCAGATAAAGTAAAAGGTGAGATGAACAAAAAGGCAAAAATATTTACTACAGAATTAGGTAAATCTGAAAGTAAAACTGTTGTAACTGATGTTGAAACTACTTTGGTTAATATAATCAAAAATACACCAGTTAGAGGTTATGAAGTTTTTGCTCAAGAGGTTACCTTAACAAAGAACGGTTATTATCGTGCTTGGATTGGTTTAAGACTACCAATGGGTGAATACAATAAAATGTATAACTACTCTATAGGTGAAGTTGTTGACGCTTACGAGTTGAAAAAAATCGCTGAAAAGGCCTATAACGAAGTAGAGATAATTGCTAATGAGCAATAAAATAATAATATATTCAAAGCCTAATTGTACTTATTGTGATAAGTCAAAACATTTATTAAAGACACTAGGCTTTGAGTATGAAGAAAAAATGTTTGGTAAAGATTTTACTACACCAGAACAGTTATACGAGGCTGTAGGTAAACAAGTAAGAACTATGCCACAAATAATAATTGATGATAAACACATTGGTGGCTACAATGAATTAGTTGAATACTTTGTTGACAAAGGTTTAGTTGATTACAAAGGTACTAAAATATGAGAAGACGATTGGTTTCAGTAGATATAAAACTACCAAAAAATGTAAAAGTATCTATTTCAGATATTGCAAAACATCCTACAATGCGAATGGATGCAAAATATTGGATTAAAAAAAATGCTAAGTCAAATGACAGACGACAAAATAAAAGATAATATAATTATCTTTCCTAAAATTCCTAAAAAGCCTGATACAAAAGCTCAACAATTGGATGCTAAAAGGCAAGAGATGTTAAAACTTGAACATAATAAGATATTTGTTCAGGCAATAAGTGAAGACCTTACAGAAACTATGTTATTAAGATTAAAAGATGAAAACTTTAATTTAACTGACCCACAATTTTTAAAAGACTATAAGTTATTGTCTGAGTCATTAAAGTCAATGCTATTAAGACAAGTGAAGATAACTCATCCTTTACAGGAAAGAGTTGACAGGTCTGTTACTACTAAAGGACAAGGTGAAAATCTATATGCAATCACAATTGATTATAAAAAATTTTAAGAATTCCATAAAGCACTTTGGGATAGTTGCTAATACTGGCAAAGTTAGTAACTTTAATAATTGCCATTATATAATAAAGGAGTGAATAAATGTTTAAATCATTATTCTCAAACAACTCAATGAAAGTTGTTTCTAAAACAAAAAGAACTTCTACAGTAGGTAGAAGAAAAACATCAAAAAGAGCTAAAGTGTTAAACCTTTTATCAAAAGGCGCTTCAGTATCTTGGAAAACTTTAAGAAGTAGATTTGATCTTACTTCTCCAAGAGCATTAATTGATACTTTGAGATCAGAAGGTAATATGATCTACATTAACAAAACAGCAAAAGGTACTTCATACAGAATGGGTCAACCTACAAAAGCGATTATCGCTGCTGGTATCAAAAAGTTATACGGAACTCCGTATGCTTATAAGAATGCTTAATACTCATTAAGTATAAATAGATGTAGAGGCGGCCAGATGCGGCCGCCCTTACATAACAAAATGAGGAGGGCAATATGCCAATTAAGACATCAAATCTAAATATGCAATACGCAGGTTCTTCTGCTCCATTGCTACACGAAATTCTAACCAAAGTAAATAACGCAAAAGACAAACCTAAAAAAATTGAAGTTTTAAGACAAAATGACTCTACACCTTTAAGACAAGTTTTAAAGGGAGGTTTTGATCCTAAAATTGAGTGGGATTTACCAGAAGGTACACCACCATATAAAGAAAATGACGCACCAGCAGGTACGGAACATACAACTTTATATACAGAAGCTAAAAAACTATGGCACTTTGTAAAAGGTGCAGACGATAAACTTTCAAAAACAAAAAAAGAAACAATGTTTATTCAATTGTTAGAAGGTTTACACGCTGATGACGCAAAACTTCTAATTGCAGTTAAGCAAAAAGAACTTAATAAAGTCTATAAAGGCCTTACAGACGCTGTAGTTAAAGAAGCGTTTGGTTGGAATGACGACTATAAAACTTCTTAAACTAAATATTAATAGTCTGATTCGATAGATTACAACTATAGGGTGTAGAACAAAAGTAGAACATTTTTAAATACACCCTATTTCCCTATATAATTCAACATAAAATAATGCTTGCAATATATCTTTTTCTATGATACTATATTAGTATGATTAAAAGAAAGGATACATTATGAGTAAAACAAAAGATTGGGCAACTGAACAAGTTGAACAAAAGCTAGATGAAATTAAAGACAAGTTAGTTAATAACGAAATGTCTTTAGATGACGCTGCTAATAAAATTGAGAACATAGATAATTTAGGTTTAGTTTGTGATAGTACAGACTATGATGAACTTGCTTACCTATTGAAATACGGAGATTAATAATGAAATCTTTGAAGTTTAAAATTATTTTTTATATTTGTATTTTTACATTTTTTATAGTTTTAGGTTCTATAAAACCTGCTAAATCAGATGAATATACAAAGGCTGTTATTGCTCACGTTGTAACCCAAAAAGTTACAGGCAACAACATTGACACTAGTAAACTTATGGAACAAGAAATGCAAAAGATTGCTCATAAGTACGCTATTGAAATGATTTCAGTTTTACAGGTATATTTACCTGCTCTTTTAGATGGGATGAATGCTCAACTAAAACAAGAACTTGATAAAGCTTATAAATGTGAATTACTAAAGGATACAGCAAATGCGTGTCATTGAAGTTTTTAACGATACAATGAATTTCATTTATGCTTTTTTACCACAAGAATTATTAATTATTATTCTTGCTGGTTTAGTTATGTGGATATATTTAACCTACAAAGAAGGAAAGAAGAATGACCACAAATAAAAAAGTTAGATTAAAAAAGTTAAAACAAAAAATTAAAAGGCAATATTCTATTGCTAAAAAATACAAAACTACCTACAAAGACATTAAAAAATATTTTAAACAATTAAATAGTTTTGTTTTCAATGGCAGACTATCTCCATTTGGTGATATTGCTATAAAAGATTTAAGTAGAGACAAGTGCATAGGACAGGTTGTAACTTTAGAATGGAGAAGAAAAGGCACAAGATTATACAAACTTGAAATGTTGCCTGAATATAAAACAAAAAGAGATTTTTTAGATACATTGGTACACGAAATGGTACATTTATATCAAATGCAGAATTTAGGTGACTCAGGCGCTCATAATGATTTATTTTGGTCCTTTGAACCTAATGTTGAAAAGTTAGGATTAAGATTATAAAATAGAAAGGTTATAATGATAGAAAGTGAAAAGAATCACATTGATGAGTGGTTAAAGAGTGAAATCAAAAAAGGTATAAACATAATTGATGATGTTTTACAAAACGGATCAGATAGTTGGAAGTTATACTATACAGGCTATCTACATAAAGATATATTAGATAATTTTCCAGGTAGAACTAATAAAAAGATATTCAAAGGTTATAGAGAATATTTAAATAATAATAATTTAGTATTTACACAGAAAAAATTTGATGATAATGGTTACGAATATTTTGTAAAGAGGGTGAACTATGCAATTAAATAAAACTCAAAAAGAAATAATAAATGGTGTAATCAAAGGTAAAGGTTATTATAAAACACCTAAAGTACCTAAAAATTCAAATGATAAAATGTTAAATCATATGTTACCTTTGTATATGAATGATTTAATTGTATTTCAAAGAGAATATAATGTGCCTTTCATTGGACCAATAAATGCTCACAAAGTTACACACAAATATTATGTTATTACAATGAATAAAAAAGTAAGTTTAAAACAATTGAAGAAAGTTTTAAAAGTTGGTATAAATGAAAAAAAGTAGTTTATTAGTATCATCATTTAAAAAAATTGTTACCTATGTTTCTGTACTTTTATTAGTATTTGCTGTTGGTTCGTTTTTTCCTAATCCATACACAAAATATAAACTTAAATTAAATGCAGAAAACTTTTATACGAATTGGGCAAACAATTTAGGTTTACAAGAACCAGCATTTAGTTATAATAATGATATTCAATTTGTAGCCGCTGTTCGTAAGTGTGTTGATTGGGTAAACTTTGAAACACCAAGATATGAACGAGTGCCTGTTGAAATGATAGTTGGTATGGCTGCATTAGAGTCAGGTTGGGGAACAAGTAGATTTGCAGTAGAAGGTAATAATCTATTTGGTATTAGAACCTTTGACCAAAAAGTACCTCATATGTTAATTGAAGGTAGAACAAAATGGAAAGGTTGGGGAGTTAGAATATTTCCTACTAAATGTCAAGGTGTTAAATTTTTCGTAGAACTATTAAACAATCATCACGCTTATGAAGAATTTAGAGATATAAGACGAAGAATGATATTATGGGATCAACAATTAGATCCAATAAAATTAGTAAGAACTTTAAAAAATTATTCTACAACAGATGATTATGCTGAAAGAGTAATTTACATTATAGAAAAAATTAGAAAACAAGAACAACAATCTGGTGAAATACCAATAGAAACTAAAACAGACGCACACGTTGTACCGCCTGTTAAACCAAAAGATAATAACAAATAAATGAAAGCGTACAGTTTTAAATTAAAAATAAAAGATAAAACAATATCCACTCACGTTTATTCAGAAACAGGTGAAGACATAGCAGAAAGGTTTCCACAATACAAAGTGAGTGAAATACAACAATTAGATAAAGACCCCACAACTGATTTCATATACAAGGATTAATAAATGACACTTAAATTTGGTATTGCTATGTTAATTACAAACTTTACAATTACTTTATTAGGTACTATGATTATATTTTATTTTTATAACAAAATAAAACAAAAAGAAAAGAAGGAAAGAGAATATGAAGAGCAAAAAGAAAAAAGCCCAAACCCTTATTGTTAGAAAGTGTGATTACGAAGATATGGCTGTTTGTATAAAAAGCGATCAAGTGCGACCTGCTGACGTAGCAGAATACTTTAAAGATAAGTCTTTTTACAGATACTATAAAAAGAATTGGTTAAACAAATAGAGGGTATTTAACTGCTTGACTTTCATAAGCATTTGATATATAATAATAGTATGTTAACAAATAAAGATATAGAGAGAATATTTAACTCAAAAGAAAACAAAAGAATAAACAATGCTCGTAGAGCTTGTAAAGAAGCAACTACTGATTGGGCTAAAAAATATTGGTCTAATGTATTTGAAAAGTTGTGTAAAAAATATGGTCATATTGACACTTTTAGAACGGATATATATTAAATGACAGAATTTAGAAACGGTATATACAAAACTTTACAATCATTAATTGGCACAAGCATAGGCCGTGCAGTAGTTTATACAATCGGACACATTGTAATTGCTATGACTTGTAATAGATTAATTACAGGTGCAGATTGGAGACTTGCAGGTGCAGACGCAGTTATTGAACCAATGATCAATGGCGTATGGTATTATATGTTAGATAGAATGTGGAGTAAAAAAAGATAATGAATATATTTTATGTTGATAAAGATCCTGTAAAAGCTGCTCAAATGCTTTTAGATAAACACGTAGTAAAAATGATTTTAGAATCTGCTCAAATGCTATGTACTGCTAAAAGAGTATTAGATGGTAAAGAATACTTTGATACTACAAAAAATGGTCGTAAAATAAAAAGATGGAAACTTGATAATTCAAACGAAGAAGCTATTATCTACAAAGCTGGTTGGTTAAATCATCCATCTACACAATGGGTTTTACAATCAGCATATAATTACATATGGTTATATAAACATATGATGGCACTTAATGATGAATACAAAAGAAGATACAATCACACTAAAGACCATTTAACAATTCAAAAATTAGGCGATCTATTAAGAACACCACCAAAAAATGCTAGAATTGATGTTATGGGTACAGACGCTACACCAGCAATGCCTGATGAATGTAAAGTTCCAGGTGACGTAGTTGCTAGTTACCGTAAATACTATATAATGAAAAAACAAAGATTTGCTACTTGGAAATCTCCTGCAAAAATGCCACAATGGTTTAAAGAAGGGATACAATATGATACAAGAAGATGAGTCTATGGAGATAAGTAGAAGACAATCAAAAATTAATAGAGATGAAAGATTGGCTTCAGAAAGAGGTATGATAAGATTATTTACACCTA